AAGCGCGTGCTTCTAGCGCTTGCTATTGCCAAAGCCAAAGTATGCGGCCACGAGCCCACTGAGGGCGAGGTATTGTGTCATCAGGATGCTTTCTGCTGCAGCCATTCTGGCAGGGTCATATATAGTGCCTGCAGTTGTCACGATCATCATCACGAGAGCCGCCCAACACATGTAGCGTCGGTTCACTTGGTACTCGTGCATGTTGAAGTCGCTCTCTGAATGCTGTTGGTCGGTCATTGGAATTTACCCATGTAATACATTAACCCTAAGAGGCCGAACCCTGCGGTGAATACCACCAGTAGAATTATGCAGCCCCATAGGATTATCTGTTCGACAGTTTCTTGCTGTTTCTTTTTCTTGTCAGCTAAGTCTTTCTTCTTCTGTACTCTCACGTCCTTGCGTAAAGCGACGAGCTCAGTCCAAGCTGAGAAACCCCTAGTGCTGATGACAATAGCCCTTAGCTGCTCCTCGATATCTTCAGCCTGCTTGCGCTTAACGAAAGTGTCTAAGGCTTCTTCATTTGCTGACGAAAAGGGGCTGCTTCTTTTCTTGTCGTGATCTGACTTAGCTGTATCGATAGCATCGAATAGATTGCCTAAGTCTTTTGCTAGTGATGCTATTTCTCGGCCTGCAGCTATGCCTGCCTTGACACCTGCGAATATCGTTAGTGGGTCCATGGTTCTTAGGCGACCACGAAGTCTACCAACAGACCTTCTTTGGTGGGATGTATGTGGTGCGGATGGTAGGCATAGGGGTCTTCGTGCCTATATGTGTCTGCCTTCTTGTCGACAGCCTCATGTGTTTCCTGAACTCGAACTTCCTTGTCACTCTTGCCTTGCTCAAAGACAATGTTCCTGTGGGTATCAAAAGGCATCGAGGGAAGGGGAAAGTGAGCGACGAGGGTATTCTTCACCATAGGTTGAACCCCATGTTATAGTTATAGTTGGTCTTGTTCTTAAAGTCTGGTCTTTATGTTGAGCCAGATGGCCGCCCCAATGAACAGGATGGTTCCTGTGGTTATCACTTTGACTACCGTCCTCACGGCCTCTCTGCGCGTGTTTCTCCATGCGCTTATGAGGTCACGCATGTCCCTGACGTCAGCCGCTGCTTTCTCATCGTGAAGACCAAGGTGAGCTAATGCTTCCTTGGCTCCACGCTTGGCGGCACGGTCGATGATGGCTTCGAGTTCTTCTTCGGAGAGTTGCACCGTGGGTTACTCCCTTATTCTATACCGCCGTTGATCCATCCATGTCAGATTGAGCCATTACCCAAGCGTAGCACTTATCAAGGAAGGCATCGCCTGATGCTGCGTTGATGTCGTCGAGACTGGCGTTCATCCTTTTGAAATCGACCTCTCTAGTGTCATCTGTAGGTGAGTTGGTTGCGTAAGCTGAGAGGTCAATCATCACTGAGAACTTAGGATCAGTCCCACGTTGACGAGAGATGCTTGCTGTCACGATGCGGTAGTATGCGTTGTTGAATGCGATGCCATATTGTGAGGCACCTTCTGCGATGTTGTGTTGAATAGCCATTTGGATGCTCCTTTAGGCGTATGTTAGTTCAGATGTGGTTATGCTAGTAGTCCACCTGATATTGGTTGATGCTGCACCAGTAACTTGTACTTTTAAGCCACCGTTTGTTGTGTCAGCGGATAAAGACATGCCCCAGTTGGGCGTGTTGTCTAGGACGGTGGTTGCTGAGTTTACTAATACAGTTGTACCAGCATTGGCTTCCCTGCGGATCAATCCTTCAACCTTCCATGCAGCACAAGCTGTACCATCGCCAGCTTTTTGTCTTGCGACGATAGTGCCGTGGAAAGCGTAAGCACTGTTGTTGGGCAGAACAATTTGATTAGCAGTACCCGCACTCGGTGTGCTTTGGTGATTTGTAACCATTGCAGTGGCAGTGGCATCAGTTGTATCAGCCATCAATGGATATAAGCCAATCTGAGCATCACCCTGATTAGCATGTTGACTGCCAGAAAACTTAATAGAAGACTGAATATTGTTTTGACCAGCGTTCCCAATACAAATTGAATACGTTGCAGAAGCTAAAGAGTTACGACCAAGAGAAACAGAAGAGTTTCCAGTGGCGTATGTTTGAGCGCCAAAAGCATAAGCCATTGAATTAGTAGCGTTTGCCCCAAACCCAAATGCCCCGCTGTTAGAACTACTTGCTTTTGCCCAGTTCATTACGGCAGCGGCTCCAGAACCACTAGCGCCGTAGGATGAGCTGTTGGTAGAGATGGCCGCAGCTATGCTGTCAGTGCCAGAGGCGTAGGCTTGACTAATAGCCGTAGCAGAACTGCCTGTGGCTGTTTTAGCATTACGCCCAACCGCTGTTGAAAAATCAGCCGCAGCATTAGCATAATATCCAATAGACAAGGCTCCAACCCCACTTGAGTTAGCTTGAAACCCTATGGCGGCATTAGCGTTTCCCGAAGCCCTTGTTGATGTACCAAAGGCAATGCTTCCATTTGTTGCTGTCGCCTGTGCATCTGATCCAATGGCTACAGAATTTGATCCGCTAGCAGTTGGATCAGTCGCACTTGAGGTGTTAGCTGCATAAAGGTCAGGATCTCCACCACCACCGCCAGCAGCAGCCCAGCTTGTCGTTCCATCTCCAGCAGTTGTAAGCACTTGATTGGCTGAGCCAGCAGCGGTTGGTAAAGTAAAGGTTGAAGATATGCGTACACTATCAGATGAGCTTCCTAGCGTAATCTGATTAGCCGCCGATGAAGCTGCGTTTCGGCCCAGAGCTACACTATCGTCATGGGTGACGGTGGCGCTTCGCCCAATTGCGATTGAATTGACGTTATGGGCTTTTGCAACAAACCCTAAAGCCAGCGCGTATGCTTGCCCTGCGCCGTAAGTTGTAGTGTTATTGCCAATAGCTGATGCAAAAGCATGTGCGCCCCCAAATGCTCTGGAATTCCCAAGGGCGATTGTGTCCTGTTCGGCAGAATACGCATTGACCCCAAAGGCGTTTGACCCTGTTCCAGTGGCGTAGACATAGCGCCCTACGGCTATGCCTCTGAAACCTGTCGCATTAGCATAAGCGCCAAGCGCCAAGCTATCTGTGCCACTCGCTATACTATTATTCCCGACAGCCACCGCATTGGAACCAGTCGCCGTGGGAGTAGTAGCACTCGAAGCATTATCACGGTAAAGGTCAGGGTCACCCCCACCACCTCCAGCAGCCGCCCAGCTTGTCGAACCATCCCCTGCCGCTGTAAGCACCTGATTTGCAGAGCCATCAGATGTAGGCAAGTTATATGCACCTGATATTCTTACGGTGTACCCAGAGCCGCCTAAAGCAACCTGACTATTTGCTGTCGTAGTAGCCGAAGTTCCAAAAGCACTCGACGTTGTATGAGTAGAAGTGGCTGCATAGCCAACAGCCGTACCCGCAAGGGCTGTAGCTTTTGACAAAGCCCCCATCGAAATTGAATTAGAACCGTGAGCGCCATAAGAACTTGTCGTGTTACCTATGGCCGCAGCTATGCTGTCAGTGCCAGAGCTATTAGCTCGTTGCAACGAAATAGAATTGGTACCAGACGCCACGGCCTGACCACCAATAGCAATACTGACACCGTCATTAGGTGCAGTCGCTGTACCAGTGCTGGCTACCAAGTTAGGAATACTCGCAGCAGACCAAGTCAATCCACCTGTATTGCCTGATTGTGCAGTAAGCACATAGCCGTTGGTTGGACTGTTGCTTACTTTAAGATTGGCCTCGTCTACTACATTGTCTGAAATGACCGTAGCGCCATCGCCTGTTGATGTGACCTCACCTGAGTGGTTTGGGGCGCTGTAGTTGTTGGCGCTTGTTGCTACTCCGTCTAACTTGGTTTTATCGTCGGCAGACATAAGACCTTCAGCCGAGGTCGTAGCAGCACTGTAGGTAGTATTTGTATCAGCTGATGAGATTGTACCGTCAGAAGCAATGGAAACATTTGTTCCTGCTGTTAACGCTGAAACTACGTTTGCTGTATCTGTTACGTCTGCGTTAGCCTCCACAGCATCTAACTTGTTCTTCAAGGTCGTCGTGAAGTTGTTCTGTGTTAAACCACCATCGCCGACTGAGTAAGTTGTGTTTGTGTCAGTTACAGTAATAGTCTTGGCAGCCCCAGTACCACTAGCGACAACACCATTACCTACAAAGTTAAGAATAGAGGCATCAGTCGCTAGGGCTGTGCCTTCGTCCTTTATCGTTACTGAGGGTCCTTGGGGGCCTTGGGAACCTTGAGGCCCCTGCAAACCTTGGGGACCCTGCGGACCCGCCACAGTGCTGTCGGCTCCTGCAGATCCTTGGGGACCCTGTGGGCCTTGCGGACCCGCCACAGTGCTGTCGGCTCCTGCAGATCCTTGGGGACCTTGGACACCCTGCGGACCCTGTGGGCCTGTGATTGAAGCACCTGCAGGTCCAGTAGCACCAGTGTCACCGCGAGGCACTGTAAGTACGCCTGTGCCGCTGTTGTAGCTGACAGAGGACCCTGCCGCACCTGTTGCAGTCGTTAGTCCTGTGATTGCGTTCTTGTGGCCTTCTGCAGTTGTGGCTGAGGCAGCCGCACTAGAGGCCGATGTTTCAGCAGCAGCCTGTGCAGTTTCAGCAGCCGTCTTTGCGGTCTCAGCGGCGGTCTTGAGGCTGTCTACTGCATCTACGTCGTTGCTCGTTGCGCCTGAACCTGAGTAGAAACTTGTTTTTGCCATCTGGCTTAATCCTCATAGGCTGTAGTTGGGCGCATAGCTTGCACAGTACCGCTCGTCTCGGCGTCGTTAGCTTGCTCTTGGATTTCAGCGAGGAACTGCATGAACTTCTGGTCGAACACAGGCCCACGCTCGTCCAAGTAGTAGTCACTGGCATACGACAGAGCACCGTAGATGATCAGGTCACTGGATGCCTGAGCCAAAGCATTCTCGTCGCTGTCTGCAGCCATATCCACGAATTGACCATAGTAGTTCAACTTGACCGACCCAGATGTTGGGTGAGGATAAATCAGCAGGCTGCTGTTTTCACGAGTGAAGAACTTAGGGGTGCCGTTTTCGTTGGCATCTTTGTACTCCATGATTTGGTTCAGGGGCACACGAGTGAGACTTGTCTTGTCGTAGTACAGGTCGATGATCTCTAAGAAATCGTTAGGGAGCACAAGCAGCGTCGTGGCAGCGCTAAGGGTATACGACTGCTGTTTCTCCATAGATGGAATGCGGAGCGTCCGCTGTATTCGAGCGATACTCTGGTCAACAAAGGTGTCGGCTAGGGTGTCGCTGCAGTCGCTACGGTTTAGGAGCGCTTTGAAGTGGCTCCTGATGTCACCTTTGTTCATATCGGGGGATTACCTTTTCTTTGCGGTCTTGGCTGCACGCTTAAATGCACCTGCCTTTGGAGCGCCCTTAGCGCCGGGCTTGCGCATCTTCTCGCCGCTGCCTGCTGCAATACGTTTCTTCTTTGCGTGGATGTTTTTATAGAGAGACATTACTAGCCGATCCTTTTGTTGGTCGCCATGAAACCATCGAGGTTCTGGTCGCTCAGTCTTTTGACGATCTCAGCGCCTGTCGCTTCGTACAAGTTGAAGCCCTCACGCATCCACTGCTCGTGGACGGCAACAGGGATACTGGCGACACGCATGAACTCGCCTTCCTTGGCGTGATCTGATGCGTTGCGGCTGTCCTTCAGGTCGTCGAGGAACTCCTGAGTGATATTCTGTGTGTGATGCCTGACGACGTTGTCGCCTTCCTGAATGTATCGTGTGTTGACACCTAGAAGGCTGCGTTCCACGTCGGCTTTATCACCAGAGACAATAGGCTCTGTTGGGGTATTACTGCTCATTATCGGGGGTACTCTCGTTAGGGGAAATCTTTAGGCCACTCAGTGGCGCTCTTAGGGGCTCTGAGGGTAGTTAAAGAATGCCGCCCCTCTGTAGTCAGAAAGGAGAGCAGGAACTGACTACTTTTAGTGGGGGCGACACTCAATCTTATGTCGGGCTAACTTTTACGACAGACCTGTGATCATATGATCGGCACCAAAATTCATATGTTTGAGCGAGTATTCGCCGACTACATAATGCTTGTCTGAGTCCCCATTTTTCGCGAGAAGTGTACGCGAGAACGGACGCAGCACTGCAGACCGCCACATGCTTGGTTCAATCAAGAATGCGTGGGTCGACAACTGGTGGCGGTTTAGGACCACTTTGTATTCACCATCATTTATGTTCGCCTTAGATCGCTAATCTAAGACCGTCTTTCGACTGCTGTATGTCACCATACAGATCAGACCATATCACCATCCCAAGGGGATGCTCTGCGCTTCGAGCCGCTTGGCTCTACTCCACTGCCGTGGATGGTCGTTGCACCTTCCTCTTTCGAGGCTTGGCTCAGGATTATCTCATTAAGAGACGTCCCCTGAGTTCACAGAGTTCTTCAAAGTAGATTGCTCTACTAGGCCGCTAGGTTTGTTAACGGGCTAACATAGAGGTCGATCACATTGACCAACTGCTTGGTCTGAGCGAACTCACGATTACGTCCAGATGACGCTGCAAAACCGGCGACAATTTGGGCGTCGGCAGGTTTGATCATGAAGACACTTGGGTCTGACCCTGCGTTGAACGCAGCCTGACCTGCAACAAGCAACTTAGCTTCTGTCAAAGCGTCTGTTGCATTGCTTCCGGCATCTGTTGAGTTGGTGATCTGCTGAGTTGCAGATGCCATCTCACGAGCGGCACTTTCGGAGCCAGTGACGGCTGCATTGTCGACACCAACGTAAGCTCTCTCTAGATCGCGCTTGATCTCCTTCAAAGCTTTCCCAAGTTGATAAGCTGTTTCCTTGGCTCTACCGTAGGTTGCAATAGCGTCTGCTGTTGCACTTACTTGGAAAGCCTTGGATAGGATTTGCGTGTTGTTGGTACGACTTGTAGCGGCGGTCAATGTTGCCATTGATGCGTCCGCTCCTTCGATTGCCGCATTGTTTGCGGCTGCAGCTAGGCTGTCCTCAAGCCATTCAAAAGTACGAGCCGAAACCTTCTCGGAACGGATCATGCTGAAGAATGGGGTGTCTGTAGGCGTAATATCAGAAATGCTTTATGTTCACCTGAGTGCGTTAATCTCAGGCCGCCTGTGAAGGCTGCTGCAGGTTATGCCCTGCAGATCAGACTATATCATCTCCCAGTGGTCACTGGGGCCGTGCGCTTCGGACCACTTGGCCCTACTCCATCTCTGGATAGTCGTTGCACCTTCCCTAGAGTTCTAGGGCTTGGCTCAGGATTGCCCCGGAGGGTGTTCCCTGAGTTCACACGGTTTGTTTTGACAGATTACTCTGAAAGGACACCATTCCTAGTTAATGTCCGATACATCTTCCTTCTTCCCAGTCTGGTCGTATGTGGAATATAGGGCCATCTTTATGGCTCCTTTCTTGATGTTGTTGTTGGGTTAGGATTGCTCCCACCGCGACATCAAGGCATCCGCTATGTCATCTAAGTCACCACTCATAGATGCGTTTGACCGTAGTTTATTCTGAGCCTTCTTCTGGCGCTGAATACGGACATCTGCATCACTCGGTGGTGCCTTCTTCGATCTTAAGACTTTGTTACCTGTCTTGGTCTTCTTAATGCGCACTGCTTTCCCCTTTTTGGTTTCGGCAGCCGCTTTGGATTGGTCGTATAGTCTCGCTTTGTTGAGAACCATAATAACCTGTGGGTCGACGTATTGATCGACCTGCTCCGATGGGAGACCAACTGATACTGCGTACTGGCGAATGTCGTTGTATAGATCATTGCCCCAGTCTGGCAGTTCATTCTGAAGAACCTTGACGCACTCTTGGGCGGCAGTCTGATGCTGTTTAGAGTAATCAGTCTGTGCCTGTTTATAGAAGGCGTCTGCTTCTTCGGTTAAAAACTTAAGGTCTTGTTCTGCTTCGCTAGCCTCTTGGCGTAGTTTCGCAAACTCATTAGCATCCATCTGTCGACTAGCGACTAACATGTCTACTTCAGAGTAAGGCTTGAAACGCGCCTGAGCTCTTTCGATAAGCTTCTGGTATGACAAATCAGCCCTCTGAAGGGCTTCGTCTGCCTCTTTGCGCTTGGCAGCGGTTTCTTGAGACTTACGTGTCAGACTTGCTTCTTGTCCGTAGAGCCGTTTGAGTTCCTTGATGGATGCCTGCTTAACATCACCATCGACTGGGATTTCAACCAAAGTCTCGTCAGTGAGCTCGATAAGCTCTTCTTCTTCGGTTTCTTCTTCATCCGTGTCTTCGGCGGTGTCTTCTTTGTCAGGGTCCTCAAGGTTTTCCTCTTCTTCTGGGGTATCCTCTTCTGGCTCTTCGGCGTCGTTAGTTTCGTCCTCTTCGTATTCCTCGAAAGCATCAGTCTCTTTGATGTCTTCTTTCGAGGTTGCCTCTTCGTCCTCGTCAGTCGATAGATCAGTTGCCTGATCGTCCGTCCAACGGCCCAAGATGGCTTCTGCCGCATCTTCGATGTCATCGAATGATTGATACGACTGTTGAGGTTGATTTGTTTGGTCGTTACTCATGGACCTATTCTTCCTCTTGGCTGCTATCGCCTTCTTTTGTGCTCTCCATGATTTGATCTCTGATAGCGGTCTGCTGCTTCAAAGTGTTCGCCACGTCGACTAAGGCACGATAGTGGTTGTAAAGGTTTTCTCTGGCGCTGCTCTCATCAGGTTTCGTATTGACGAACTGCTGAAAAGTGCCTTCGACCAGAGCGTTTAAGACATTCTGAAATGCCGCTGTGCTAAGTAATGCTTCTGCGTCGTCACCTTGTTTAATCAGACGTTCCTGCTCATCAGTACGATACATCTGAACTCTCCTTTTTGCTCTTCTTATGCTTTGCTTTCCTTGGAAGGACTTTTGTTTGGTCCTTAAGGATGCGCGGACGAAACCGTGGGGTGCGTAG